ATGAAGAAGACGGTGTTAAATTTTGGAGATTTAAGTCTAACTACAAAAATGAGGGAATATACGACAAAATTATTCCAATCTACAGAAACAAAGGTGATATTGCAGACCCTGAAAAAGGTAGGGATATTATCTTAGAATTAACTAAAGCGAAAACTCCAAAAGGTGCTTACTACACAGTAATTCAGACAGTTATGTATGATGATGCAACTCCGGTTCACGAAGATAAAGGAATTGCGGAATCTTGGATTAACGATGAGTTAACTTGGGAAGATGTTTATTCTAAAAAACCTGTTGAATATTTAGAAGCTATTGCAAGAGGGGAAACTCCAAAATGGAACTCAGATAAAGGTGGTTATGATTATGGTAACTCTGATGAAGATGAAACGTCTTTTGGTGGTTCTAAACCGTCTGCTCCGGTTGACCCACAAGCGGATGATGAAGAAGACTCTGATATGCCGTTCTAATCAAACAAAACTTGGACATATAACTTGGACACTAGGACTATCTTGGTGTCCAACTTGTCTAAACAAACTAAAAAATTAAATTAATTAGACATATGGCGATTAAAAAACACGATTTTAAGTCCATTAAGGACAAATTCTCGACATCTGCAAAATACAAACCACAAAGGTTCTTTGATTTAGGTCCTGACTTTTTGGATGCTGTTGGTATTCCCGGGCCGGCTATAGGACACTTAAATATGTTCTTGGGTCACTCAGATACAGGTAAAACAACGGCTTTGGTAAAATGTGCTGTTGATGCTCAGAAAAAACAAATATTACCGGTATTCATCATTACCGAACAGAAGTGGTCGTTTGAACACGCAAAACTTATGGGTTTTGATTGTGAAGAAATGGTTGACGAGGAAACAGGTGAATTAGAATGGGATGGATTTTACATCTTCAATAATAATTTTGATTACATTGAACAAATTACTGATTACATTAATTCTTTATTAGATGCTCAAGAGAAAGGTGAATTAGATTATAGTTTACTATTCTTATGGGATTCGGTTGGTTCAGTTCCTTGTAAAATGACTTACGAGGGTAAGGGTGGAAAACAACACAACGCGGCGGCTTTAGCCGATAAAATTGGTATGGGTATCAATCAAAGAATTTCGGGAAGTCGTAAGGCGGATTCTAAATATGAAAACACTTTGGTTATTGTTAACCAACCTTGGGTTGAACTTCCGGATAATCCATTTGGACAACCTAAAATCAAGGCTAAAGGTGGTGAGGCGATTTGGTTAAACTCTTCATTAGTTTTCCGTTTTGGGAATGAGAAAGGGGCGGGAACTACAAAGATTACCGCAACTAAAGATAAGAGAACTATTAAATTCGCAGTTAGAACTAAAATTTCTGTTATGAAGAACCACATCAATGGATTGGGTTATGAAGATGGGAAAATTATTGTAACACCTCACGGATTTTTAGCAGGTAAAGAAACATCGGAAGAAAAGGCTTCAATTGAGAAGTACAAAAAAGAATACTCTGAATATTGGAAAAACATTATCGGAACAGATGGTGATTTTGATTTGAAAGAGGTTGAAGAAAAAGACTAGTAACGAATACAAACAAAACAAGTGACTAAAACACTATTAGTGGACGGCAATAATTTAGTAAAAATTGGCTTTCACGGAGTAAAAGATTATTATCATAATGGGAAACACATAGGTGCCTTATGGCACTTTGTGAATACCATTAGACGATTCATAGATGAACAAAACTTTGATAAAGTTGTTGTTATGTGGGATGGTGATGATAACTCCTCAGCTCGCAAACTTATTTATCCCCAATATAAAGAACAACGTAGAGACAGAGACAACGAGTATAAGTTAGATTCTTTCACTGAGCAGAAAGAAAGAATCAAACAATACTTGGAGGATTGTTATATAAGACAAATCAACGTAGATAATAACGAAGCGGATGATTTGATTGCTTACTATTGCCAAATCTCGGAGAACGAACAAAAAACTATATTCTCGGGGGATAAAGACCTTACTCAATTAATTTCAGACAAGGTATCAGTATATTACCCAAGAACTAAAGAAACTTATCATTTAGGTAGTAAAATCAAATGTGATTTTTACGAATTTCCGCACGAAAACATTAGAACTTATAAAATATTATCGGGAGATAAATCTGACAATATTGATGGGATATATGGGTTGGGTGAAAAAACTCTTATTAAGTTTTTTCCTGAGTTACTTGAATTACCGATATTTTAGAAAAGGCGGAAATCCTTCTAAAGGAGAACAAGGGTAATAAAACATTACAAAATTTGTTATCCGGTAAAACTAAAAGTGGGGTTTATGGTGATGAATATTTTGTTATTAACGAAAAAATTATAAATTTGTCAAACCCTCTGATTAGTGAGGATGCTAAAGAACTTGTTGAGTTATATTATAGAGAAACTTTAGACCCTGATGGAAGGGGACATAGAGGTCTTATTAAAATGATGATGGAAGACGGGTTTTTTAAGTATCTACCAAAAGGGGATGATGCTTGGGTTAATTTTGTTAGACCCTTTTTAAAACTAACAAGAAAAGAAAAAAGAAATTTTAAAAACAATTAATTAAAACTATGAAAGACCAAGATTCGGTAAAACTAGAATTCTTAATGATGGTAAATGATAACATCATTGTACAGAGATTTTTTAACGTGAGAGAGTTTAATAGTGAGGCAAAAAACTCATTAGAACTTTATGAATTACTTCGTGAATTTAAAGAAGATATTCACACACAATTATCATTAAAAACCGTAACGTATATGACGGACAATATGTACGAAATTATTAACAATCCAACTATTTTAGACACGTCTTATACGGATGGTCCGGAGTACTTCAACATCTTCATCAAACAAAATGATATGACAATTTGTCATAGACAGGTAGATGCTAAAGTATACCCTCCAAAGATAAGATATACTGTGGATGTACGCCCACACCTAAAAAACTTATTGATGGAGTTGACTGACATCTTTTCATCTAAAAATTTAACAAAAAAATATCTAGATGTTACCCTAAGTGTGTAGTATTTATTATTACACTAAAAGAAAAAATATATGGCGTCAAACAAAAATTTCGAGTATCTAGGTAGTACATTTCAGATACAATTATTAAACCAAATCATAATCGACAAAGACTTTTCAAGGTCTATTATAGATGTGATTGAAACAAGTTATTTTGAGAATAAATACTTCAAACTAATCATTCAAATGATTAAAGAGTATTACACAAAATACGAACACACACCAACCTTTGACACCTTAGAACAAATTACAAAATCTGAGATACAACAACCCTTAGCGGCAAAAATCATTATTGATACCCTTACAAAAGTTAAGGAGTCTACGCTTGAAGGTGCTGAATTTGTACAGGAAAAATCAATGAAGTTCTGTAAACAACAGGAGTTACAGAAAGTAATGGTTAAGGCTCAAAAAATTATTGACACTGGTGAATTTGAGAGTTATGACACATTAGAAGAGATGGTTAGTAAAGCTCTTCAAGTGGGGGAACACGATAAGGGAACTGAGAGTGTTTTCAGTAACTTAGATGATGTTTTAAATGAAGATTATCGTCATCCAATACCAATGGGTATTCCGGGTATAGATAGACTTTTAAAAGGAGGTTTAGCAAAAGGTGAAATCGGTGTAGTATTAGCACCAACAGGTGTTGGTAAATCAACTTTACTGACAAAAATCTCAAATCACGCGTTTAATTTGGGGTACAATGTTTTACAAATATTTTTCGAGGATAACCCAAAGATTATTCAACGTAAACACATTACATTATGGACAAAAATCCACCCGGATGAATTGTCTTTAAGAAAAGATGAAGTTATGGTTAAAGTTCAAGAAATTAAGGAAAAAATGCCTAATGAATTGATACTTAAAAAACTTCCATCTGATACTGTAACAATGATGCAGATTAAAAACCAAATTAGAAAAATGATTTCTGAAGGTATCAAAATTGATATGGTATTATTGGACTACATTGATTGTGTGGTTCCGGATAAAAACTTGGGGGATGAATGGAAATCTGAAGGGTCTGTGATGAGAGGTTTTGAATCTATGTGTCACGAACTTAATTTAGTTGGATGGACAGCGACTCAAGGTAATAGAAGTTCAATATCTTCTGATGTGGTAACTACCGACCAAATGGGTGGTTCTATCAAAAAAGCACAGGTTGGGCACGTAATCATTTCCGTGGCTAAATCTCTACAACAAAAAGAAATGAAACTAGCAACGATTGCAATTACTAAATCACGTATTGGTGATGACGGAGTTGTCTTTGAGAATTGTAAATTTGATAATGGTATGTTGGAGATTGACACAGAAAGTTCGGTGACGTTCTTGGGTCTTGAAGAACAAACTGAAGAAAGAAATAGACAAAGAATTAAAGACTTGTTAGATAAAAGAAAAGAAAAACAACAAATACAAAACAATTAATATGAAAGAAAAAATATTAGAACCAAATAATGACCGATTTGTTATCTTCCCTATTGAACATAATGATATATGGGAATTTTACAAACAACATCAAGCTGCTTTTTGGACGGCAGAAGAAGTAGATTTATCTAACGATATTAGAGATTGGGAAAACCTATCTGATAATGAAAGATATTTCCTTAAAAATATATTAGCGTTCTTCGCAGCGTCTGATGGTATTGTAAATGAAAACTTGGCTGAGAATTTCTTAAAAGAGGTTCAATATGCTGAAGCAAAGTTCTTTTACGGATTCCAAATTATGATGGAGAACATTCACTCGTTAATGTATTCATTGTTGATTGATACTTATGTGTCTGATGATAAAGAGAAAGATGAATGTTTCCACGCTATTGATAGATTACCGGCAGTTCAAAAGAAAGCTAAATGGGCTCTTGATTGGATTGAGAATTCTTCTTTTCAAGAAAGATTAGTGGCATTTGCTGCGGTTGAAGGTATCTTCTTCTCAGGGTCATTCTGTTCTATCTTTTGGATGAAATCAAGAGGAATTATGCAAGGATTGTGTAACGCTAATTCATTAATCTTCAAAGATGAGAACTTACATTGTGATTTTGCTATTCATCTGATTAACAATCACGTTGAGAACAAACCAACAGAAAAAAGAATTAAAGAAATCTTACTATCTGCTTTAGAGATTGAAAAAGAATTTATCACTGAATCATTACCTGTGTCTTTAATTGGTATGAATTCAAACTTGATGAAACAATATCTTGAATTTGTTACCGACGGATTATTGGTTAAGTTTGGTTGTAAAAAACACTTTAATGTGGAACAACCATTTAAATTTATGGAACAGATTGCTGTTGAAACAAAGGGTAATTTCTTTGAATCAAGAACAATGGAGTATCAAAAGGCCAAATTAGGGGAGTCATTAACATTTACAGACGATTTTTAATATGATGTCACTAAAGATAAGAAAAAGAGGGGGGGACGAAGTTTCGTTCAACCCCCAAAAAATTTATAATAGAGTTAAACGAGCGGCAAGAGGATTAAACGTAAATGCTGATGAGGTATTCATTAAGGTGATTACTTCAGTTCCAACAGAGGGTGTTATTACAACCAAAGAGTTGGATAAATTGGTTTATGAGATTGCTGCGGCATACACCGGAAGTCACCACGATTATTCAAGATTGGCGTCTTCTGTGGCTATTTCTGCATACCATAAAGAAACTGATGATAGTTTTTGTAACACAATGCACACATTACACGTTGATGGTATCATTAACGATAAGTTAATGGAAACTATTGAACTATATGGTCCTGAAAATATTGATTCTGTAATTAATCACGAAAATGATTACAATTTTGATTATTTTGCGTGGAAATCATTACAAGAAATGTATTTGTTAAAAAATCCTGAAGGGAGAGTAATTGAAAGACCTCAACATATGTATATGAGAGTGGCTTTATGGGTTACTAAATCATTTGAACAAGCGGTTGAGTATTATCATTCATTATCAAATCAAGTTATATCTCCTGCAACACCAATTATGATTAACGCGGGAACTAAAACACCTCAACTAGCGTCTTGTGTATTAAAATACAATCACGGAGATTCAAGAGAAGGGTTATTACAAACATTCAATGACATTTCAACATATTCATCTGATGCCGCTGGTATTGGGTTATGTATGTCAAACATTCGTAGTAAAGAGAGTCGTATTAATTCATCAGGTGGATTTGCTGGTGGTTTATTGAAATACCTAAAGATTGTTAATGAAGGGTTAAGATTCTTTAACCAACAAGGTAGAAGACCGGGAAGTGCGGCTATCTATATTGAACCTTGGCATAAAGACATCATTGATTTACTTGAAATCAAAAAAAATACGGGGGCTGAAGAATTGAGAGCAAAAGATTTATTTACCTCAATATGGTTACCGGACAACTTTATGAATGCGGTTAAAAACAATGCGGATTGGTATTTGTTCTGTCCTAACGATATTAAAAAGGCGGGTATCAAACCATTACAGGAAACTTATGGTGATGAGTACGAATCGAACTACAATAAAGCGGTTGAACTTGGTCTTGGTAAAAAAGTAAAGGCACAAACAATTTGGAATAAAATTATTGAATCTCAAGTTGAAACAGGAGTTCCTTATTTATGTTCTAAAGATAGTGCAAACAGAAAAACAAACCATCAAAACATTGGGGTGATTAAACAATCTAACTTATGTAATGAGATTTACCAATATACTGATGAGAATACTACGGCAATCTGTACATTATCATCTATGGTGTTGAAAAACTTTATTGTTAAAGGTGAATTTGATTTCAAATTACTTTACAGTGAGGTTAGAAAAGTTGTTAGAGCACTTAATAAAGTTGTTGACATTAATAGTTATTCAACTGAACAAGGTAGAAAAGGTGGTTTAGAACAAAGAGCAATCGCGATTGGAACTCAAGGTCTTGCTGACGTATTTTTCTTAATGGATTATATTTTCACATCTGAAGAGGCAAAACAATTAAACAAAGAAATATTTGAAACAATCTACTTTGCGGCAATCACTGAGAGTATGGAGTTATGTAAATCAGGTGAATATAAACCATACGAATTCTTTAAAGGTTCACCAATGTCAAAAGGTATATTCCAATTTGATATGTGGGGATTAGATTACGAAGGATTAGGTAGAATGTGGGATTGGGACTCACTTAAGTTAGAAGTGTCCAATCACGGAGTTTGTAACTCATTATTCACTGCTCAAATGCCAGTTGCATCTTCAGCTAAAATCACAGGTTCATTTGAAATGACAGAACCGGCTCACTCGGCATTATTTAATCGTCGTGTTGTTGGTGGTGAGATTTTAATTGTTAACAAATACTTAATTAACGATTTTGAAAAAATAGGTATTTGGTCTGAAGATTTGAAAAATGAAATTATTATGAATGAAGGGTCAATTCAAAATATTAACTTTAATAATTATCTTGACCAAGAAGATAAAAATTACAATAAAAAAGTTAAAAGAATTGAACATTTAATTCCAAAATACAAAACAATTTGGGAGATATCTCAAAGAGAACTTATTGATATGGCGGCTGACAGAGCACCATTCATTGACCAATCACAATCAATGAATATCTATATGTCTAACCCAACATTATCAAAAATTTCATCATCACACTTCCATTCTTGGGGTAAAGGTTTAAAAACTCTTTGTTATTATGTTAGAACGAAAGCGATATCGACCGGAGCAAAACACTTGGCTGTGGATATATCTAAAGTAGGTCAACCAAAATCAATTGATAAACCAACGGTTGAATTAACACAAAAACCAACAGATACGGAATTTGAATGTTTCGGATGTGGTTCTTAACAAGAATATAAATCACGACTTAGGTCGTGATTTTTTATTTTGGGGGTATTTATAAAAAATAATGACGACACTATATTTATAGTTATGGCAGATGGAACAACATACGGGTTAACTTTTCCTTTCAGAGATTCTTTTGATGGGAAATATTTAGATTTATCTAGTACGACCGAAAAAGAAATTAGAAACAATTTAATACATCTTTTACTAACAAGGAAAGGTTCAAGATATTATTTACCTGATTTTGGGACAAGATTATATGAATTTCTTTTTGACCCATTAGATACACCTACATTTTCACAAATAGAATCTGAAATACGTGACGCTGTTGATTTGTATATGCCAAATTTAAAACTTACTAATATTAGTGTAACTGCGGCATCTGATGGACAAGAAGATAAAGGGTCTTATATTAATGGTGAAAACGATAGAGTTTTTAGAGTACCTGGTATTGGTCAATTAGAACATACCGCTAAAGTTAGGATTGATTATATCATCACAGATGATGTTTTTAATACTAGCGATTTTGTAATAATTAATATATAATATTATGGCTAATAAAAAGATTTCATACACAACAAGAGATTTCCAATCAATCAGAACGGAACTTATAAATTTTACTAAAACTTATTATCCTGAAACTGTTCAGAATTTTAATGACGCATCGGTATTTTCGGTTTTATTAGACCTAAATGCTGCGGTAACGGATAACTTACAATTTAATATTGATAGAAGTGTTCAGGAGACTGTGTTACAATACGCTCAACAAAGGTCGTCAGTATATAATATTGCAAAAACTTATGGATTAAAAATACCGGGAATGAGACCGTCAGTTGCGTTAATTGATTTCTCAATTACAGTACCGGCTTATGGGGATAAAGAAGATTTAAGTTACTGTGGGGTATTAAGAAGAGGTTCTCAATTTAACGGAGCGGGACAAGTTTTTGAAACGGTTTATGAAATTGATTTTGCGTCACCAACTAATGCTGATGGGTTCCCAAATAGATTGAAAATCCCAAATTTTGA